CTTTGGACCATAGCATTAATCATTGCCATTTTGGTCTTTGGCACTTCAGCTGCTTTTGCTTTTTCAGATGAGCCTTGCATAGGGTTAGATTTATCACCCTGTGATTTGCTTGGTCCAGGTGCTTTTGCGTTAGCGCCTGTTGGCTCAGGAACTTCTGAAGGATCGCCCATTGAGGCTTTGAACTCGTCGAGCTGCTCCTCTTCTACGAAGTCCTCAATCATTTCGTTTTCTTGATCAGACATTTTTGACTCCTTGTATTATAAAAGTCTTTTCCTATATTTATAAAATTATAACTTTGAGAGAAAATCTTGGAACACTTTGAGTTTAGATTCCTCAAGTTGAGCTTTTGTAGCCTTCTTGATTTCAGCTTCATGGGATGCGACTTCTTGTTCTCTAAGAATTCCGTTGTCCCAAACCCACTCTTTACCTTCCATAATACCTTCTACGTAGGCATCAGGTGCTGAAGGGTCAGCTACAATATCGGCTGCAGTTGCGAGGTAAAAGTCCTTTTGGACTTGTTGTACGCCATCCTTTCCAGGCTTCAGTGTTCCCATACCACGAGAAGACACACCTAGTGACGCTCCTTCATTCATAAGGTTTTTGACAATGTTACCCATAGGGGTGTCCATTATCTTTGCCTTACCAATGAAGTTCGAACCATCTTGGTACAATTCTTTGATCATATGTGAAACACGATCTAAATTGATAGTTGGACCCATTGGATGTCCCAACTCACCATAGGCTCTATTCTTGTCGATATACTCTGCGTTATATCTTTTAACTTCTTCTGCAAGAACAGACGATGGATACATACGTCCGTTTCTGTTCTTGATATCACCTTGCATGAAGACACCTTTGATAAAATGGTTCTTACCACCTTTCTCATCAGCTTCTTCAAGGTATTCGATTGATTCGTTTACTTCACAAATAAGTTTCATTAGTTGCCTCCATATGGAACAACAGGTGAACCATTAGTATCAGCATTGCCGGCATTGATAGTATCTGTTGGACGCTTTTTAATGATAATATTTGTTCCGCCCGCAACTTTGATAGAACCAGTTCTTGACTGGCCATTCAAATCAGGAGCAGTTGTATTAGCTATAGTTATAGTTCTAGCAGTTGATCCTGTCACACTTACAAGAACATAAGTAGCTTGATGTACGTTCTGAGCGGTACCAAGAGCAACGGTATTACCTGTGACTGAAATTACTTGTGCTGACATTTATTCCTCCTAACCCATTGCAAAGTCTACCATCTTCATAAAGGATGCTTCACCCTTTTCAAGATTGGTATTCAGTTTGCGAAGGTTTGCGCCATTCAAGTCGCTGCCAAGTTTTACTATAGCGCCAGCAGTTCTTGGATCGACTTCAAGTGTCTTTCCATTTCTAAACTTTACTGATTCAGTTTTCTTTTTCTTGACAATGTTCTTTAGTGTATCCATTACACCAGCTTCGTAAAGAGTTTCTTCTTTAGCCATAACCGGTTTCAGGTCACCTTGACGTTTGTCACCTTTTCTTTGTGGTGTTTGTTTTCCTTGAGACTGCATAAATTTAGAAAGGCTTATAGCTGGTGATTTGCCTTGCTTTGGAGACTCTTCACCTTTCTTCTCAGCTCCTTTATGCTCACCTTCTTTTTTAGTTGAGCCATTAAACTGATTGTCATCAGCTACAGGATGATCCCTCTTTTCAATTTCGTGTTTGTTCCTGAAATCTTCTTCACCTTTAGAACGAGGCTTCTGGCCTGTTGCTTCTTCATCATCATCAGGTTTAACCACGTAGTCTTGAGGACGATTGATTTCATTTAATATGTCACGAAATGTCTTCATCTGCCTCTTCCTCTGTTTCTGGTTCTTGTGATACTTCTGACTCTACTTCTACTTCAGCTGCAGCATCCATTTCTGGTTCTTCTTCATTGAACATATTAGTTGAAATATCCATCTTTTTGATATTCAGCGCATCACCAACTTTATTCATAAGGATATCGTTTACAGCATCTTTGAACTTAGAAGGTTCACCACTAAGTGCATAATTTAATGCATCTTTAGTATTATAATCAGTCATTTGTAATCTCCTTTTACATTATTTATAAAAACTTTCAATTAGATTAGGTACCAAGTAAATTTAGTGTAACAGAAGCATGGATTGTGTTAGAAGATTTTACAATGAAATCTATTCTATCCTGCGCATTGGCCGCAGTTGTTAGTGATGGAGCTGCTCCAGAAGGAAATCTCCAGTATTGTCCAAATGTTACCGTTCTATTACCTGTACTATCTTGATTGAGAAAAATTGAACCTGATTTTACTCTACTAGAAATATCAGCAGGGTTTGCCAATATAATGTTGTTTGCTAATGTAATATCAAAATGCTCACTGTTAGCTAAATTGAGAGTAACGGTTGAATTTAACGTTGTTGATCCAGCAGTAAAATTAGTCTTCCTTGCATCATCAGTTGTAAAGTAAGAATTGTTTGCAGAATTATATCTAATGATTTGATTATTAGCAGGAGTGGGATCACTAGCTAATGTAAAACCACCACCCAATTGAGTTTGCAAATAAGTATTGGATACTAATCTTAAACCATTCTCTGTAAACACTGTACCATTGAGTGTTTGTAATTCATCACCATTAAGTCTGGATGCAATTTTATTTGATCCATTATTTCTTACTGCATATTCAATAAGACCATCTTCGTTGTTATTTGTAACAGTTTTGATCTTCGAAGTAATCTTTGCATATATTCTTTTTTCACCTGAATCACTTTCACCTTGGAACTTTAACTGACCAAGATAGTCAGAATTGGCAGGACTTGAACTGTTTCTATAGAAATCTATAACAGGTGCTGCTGAACTTCCATCATTAGTATTTGTTAATGATAGACTTGCATCAGTTCCAGTTGATGTAATAGTAATAGCTTGATCTGTTGAAGCACCAGTTGAAGTAATATTTTGAAGTGTAGCATTAGCAACCTGGAGCCTATCATTGACCAAGTTAACTACTGCATTGTTAGAAGATAATGCAACAGCTTTAGTTACAAACTTTACATCTGCATTTGCAACTTGTAGTCTATCATTTATTAAAGCTCTTGCTGCAGTGTTACCAATATAGAATGCATCTGGGTTTGAATTAATAGTTACATGAGTTGTATTACCTGAGGCTGTAACTGTAGAACCAATAAAGTTAAATAAACTTACTGCATTACCAACTAATACACCTTCTTCTTGAACTGTAACAGCAGCACCGCCGCCGCCACTACCTCCAGTTCCTCCAATCCATTTTCCTGTAGAGGCCTGATAGGTTAAAACTTTTCCATCAACTTTAGCACTATCTCTATCAACATCATCTAAAAATTCTAAACGGACTTCACCACCGCCAGATGATGAACCACCTCCAGTAGTAGCTAATCTTGTAACTTGTTGTTGTACTGATGTCTTAAAATCTGTTAGATCTTTTTCAAGTGACTTTCTGATACTTTCTGCATCAACTTCAGTTCCGTCCCTGCCTGATGGACCTTCTGGACCCATTGGACCAGGCTCTCCTCTTTCACCTTTTTCTCCCCTAAGGCCTTGGGGTCCAGTTGAACCCGTGTCACCCTTGGGACCGGTGTCACCCGTATCGCCTTTATCACCTTTGTCTCCTTTTTCACCTTTGTCGCCAGTCATTCCAAGTGGACCAAGAGGACCCTGAGGACCAGGTGGTCCAGGTGGACCTTGTTCACCAAGTAAGCCTTGTTTGCCTTGAATACCTTGAGGACCTTGCTCGCCTATTGGACCCTGTGGACCAACTTCACCTTGAATACCTTGACCACCACGTGGACCAATAACTTTACCAACATTTTCAGTATCATCATTGTCTAAGAATAAAACTAGCTCATCATTAATGATTTTTGTTTCTTTGATAGAAACACCGCGATCACCTTGATCACCTTTTTCACCCTGTGGACCTCTAGATTCAACAATAATGGCATCACCAGGTTCACCTTTTTCACCAGGTGCACCTGGTTCTCCAGGATCACCTTTGTCACCCTTATCACCTTTTTCGCCTTGCATGGATTCGTACAGAGTTGGATAAACAGCTTCTACGCCGTTTTCTTTAAGATCAGAAATCTCTTCTTTTAGTTTCTTAATCTCTTTTTTAGTGTACGATACTGACGCAGCTAGAATTTTTGCCTTTTCAACTTCATCCATGTTCATCCTCGGAAATGACAGTATCCATAAATTCAGTCATTCGCTCAACTAATTGTTGTTCTTCTTCAGAAATAGTTTCTGATGGAATGAATGGCTGGACGTTGGCTGATTCCATTTGATCAACATCAACACCTTGTTGATCTTGATCGTCCTCTTCACTATCACCTTCCTGTGCTATCTGCTTATCAATTTCTTCTATATCGTCTTCTGATTGTCTAAGAACATACTTACGAATATATTCTTGTGAGAAATACTTACCTGTATACTCATCAATGTCTCTGAGAAGTGAAAGACGTTCTCTCATCAACTCAGAATATTTAAGTTCTGCAAAATGATTATCTTCTGCAAACTCATAGTAGATATCATTCTTAATATCTTTCCATTCTTCTCTCGTTGTTACTCCTTTGAGTACAAGTTGAACTTCAAGCAGATTGTCAAACAGAATAGTAAATCTTGTACGAAGTCTGTTAACAAACTTTTGAAACTTCATCTCATCTCTTGTAATCTCAGAAGCTCTTCCAAGATTGAATTGGTTCTCTGCTTCCATTCTAGTAACAGGAACATTAAGAGCCTTATACAGCTTTCTTCTAAAATAGTCAACATCTTCCATCTCGCCAAGATTCTGGCCGCCAGGAAGTGTTGTAATTTCTGTACCTCTACCACCCTCACGTCTTGGAAGCCAGAAGTCTTCTAACATTGTCATAAACTTACGATCATCTCTGACTTCACCAGTCTGAGCATCATACACAAGTTTATTCTTATGTTTGACCATCATATCACGAAGATATTGTTCTGCTTTCATTTTAGGAAGGTTACCAACATCAATATAGAAGATACGTCTTTCAGGTGCACGTGCAAGTCTGTAAATGACTGTCGCATCTTCTAACATACGGAGTTGGTTGAGAGGTTTGATTGCTTTGTGAAGATAAGATAGAACCATTTTGTTTCTATTGTCCAACAAACCTGAGTGGACATAACAAATGGAATCTTTTGCAATCTTTAAGCCTTGAGTAGATGTTGTAAGACCGCGAGGATTGTACAAATAGTATTCGTTGTATCCTCTATGGATCATTGTATTTACTTTTTGATCCTTCTTACGTTTTGTCTCTCTAACTTTTCTAATTCTACGTGGATCAATATATCTAAGTTCTTTGATACCTTGACGTGGAGCTGTTTCATCAATCATAATGTGATAATACAGTCTACCGTCAATATAAAATTTTCTGAATGTATCGTAAGCAACATTAGAGAAGTCAAGCATCTTTAGAAGTTCTTCAAACTCTTCTCTAATCTTTTTCTTTACTGATTCACCATATTCAATTTTGTCTAAGTTGATCTCTACTGGACCTTTGTGATCGTCCATAACAATAGCTTCATTGACAATATCGTCAATAGCTGAATCACATTCTGGTTGGAGAGCCATTTCTCTGTAGCGAGTAACTAACTCACCTTCAGTTTTGGCTGATGCTTCAAGATCAACATAAGTACCATATACACCGCCAGGTGCAATTTCCATTGAGCCGTCGTCAATGTTTGGCGGAGCAAATGATTTAATATTTTCGTTTTGCTTTTCTTCCTCGGCCTCTGGTCGGCCAATACGGAATCCAAATAGATTAACTGCCATTAAAAAATCCTAAAAAAAGAGGGCTACATAGTTCTATTTATTTATGCAGCCCTCTTATTTAGTTTTTTAGTTTGTATTAAAGACCAATGTTAAGATTCAGTTCAATAGTTGGTCCAACACTAGTTGATCCGCCAGCTGCGGCCGCTTGACCTTCAACTGTCCAATAATCATACGTAAATGTTGTTGTAAATTCTTGAACCGTGTCAGCATCCCATGCCAAATCAATGGCTGATACTTCAATTGGGAAGATACCATGGAATCTGTAGCTTCTTAGTCTTTCACCTTCTTTGCTAAACTGAGTAACAAGAGCTTCTGTCTTATAGGCTTCTGGACCTACTCCAGGAGTTCTTCTATTACCTGCATAGCTGTTGATTGAACCTGACCATGCTTCTAGTCCATCTCTAATCTGGAAGTCTTCGTCGTTAAGAACTGTGACTGTCCAATCAGCAAATGTTCTGTTGCCAGCATATCTGATAGCTCTGCCAAAGTACTGTACATCTATTGGATTGATTGTAGCAGCAGGAATCTGAGCAGCTCTAATCAAAAAGGGTGCCTTAATGAAAGAACCTGCAGCAACTCCGTCAGGTGCTTGGATAAGTTCAACTTGGAAGAGCGAGGATCTCGCTCCACCAAATGGAAGGTTTGTCTTAAATTGTTCAACACTAAATGCCATTGTCGTTCTCCTTCTCTACCTATTTATACCGCACCAACGACTTCACTGAACTCAACGCCTGATCTTACGGCTACAAAGTTCAACTGAATGAAGTTGATTGAGCGTGCTGGTTTGATAAAGATGTCACCGACAAATTCATTTCTGTCAACTACTTCACCGGTATTATTTGTTTCGTCACAAATTACCTTGAAGTCTGTAATACCACGACGACCTTGTACCTCTCTCAAGAAAGGTTCGATCAGATTGCGGAATTGCAGTCTTGTGAATGTATCGTTGAACTCAAACAGTGATGCTCTTGCAGCAATTGCAATTGACTTCTCAAGTACAATGAACAATCTACGTACGTTGATTCTATCAAATGCGCTTGGTGTTGCAAGCATAGTCTTATCACCAAAGAGAATTGTACCCTGACCTGGGAATGCAACAACTGGGTTGATACCATTCTTATAGAGTAGATCTCTTTGTGCTTGTCTTGGGTTGAATGCAAGTTTAACTACGTTCTTGATTCTACCTCTGTTAAGACCAGCTGGTGAATACCATGGATCTCTAACTTGATCAGTTCTAGCCATAGTACCAGCAGTATCACCATTCAATGGAACATATCTGTAAACATCGTTGTACTTATCGTACTGATATTTCCAACCTGAATCAATGATTGCAAATGAAGATGATGGAAGTGAGTTACGGTATGCAACAACATCATCTGCTTCTTTACCTGTGTAGCCACTGTTGTTAACAACATCAGCTTCTTCAGGTGAGATTGTTACAACACAATCTTTTCTTGTTTCTGCAACATTGTTGATCAGATCCAAGGCTCTTGTTTGGTTAGCAGCTGCACCAAGAACAATGTTGATATCTACATCTTCAGCATTCTTGAACAAGTCATAGCCTGCTATGTAGTCAGCATCTCTTGGACGTGCACCATCTCTACCGCCAGCAAAGCTGTCGTTTTCTGGCTTACCGTTACCACCGCCAAAGGCTGTGCCTTTAGCTTTTGAACCAATGCTACCTGACAAGAAATGATCAGCCCATTTTACATAATTGGAATACTCGTTAACGTAATCCTTGTAGTAAATGTTTTGACCTTGTGGTGACTTAGCATCAGATGCCTTAGAAAGTTTTTCAAATCTTTCCAAGATGGTGTTTCTTGCACCTGTCCAATCACCATCTTCATCAGACACAACAATGTGTGCTTCATCATTTGTACCAGCTGTGTTAGCTGCAAATGGAGATGTACCTGGAGCTCTATCAAAGTTGTTGAAGAATTCCCAACGTCTCTGTAGACCAGATGTGATTGTTGCTGTGTTGCCTGTGTATGCAGAATCAAGAGTGATTGTGTTTGATGTTGAACCTGATCCAAGAGAAGCAATCTTTCTTACTTCTTTGTCTGGGCCAAGAACAAGTAGATCACCTACTGTAAAATTAACTTCAGCGTTAGAAGCTACTGCACCAAGACCAGGTGCATTTAGAGCAACTGTCTTTGAGTTTCTTGTTGCTGTATATGGAACAGTAATAGTTGACTCATATGCATTAGCAGATGCACAAACTGAAACTTTGAGTGAGTTACCAAGTTCACCAGGAAATCTTGCTACCCAGTTACCTGCACTTGTTACGCCACTTGATTCGTATGTATTTTCGTACTCTTCATCATTCTTAATGAGTACAGTTGTATTTGAACCACCGTTAGCATTTACTGCTTGGGATGCTCCAGCTGCCTGGTTTACAACACGGACAACTTGAAGAGCGTTTGTGTATGCCAAGAAGTTTGCTGCGGTGAAGAAGTCGTTTTTGGTATTCGCGTTTGGTTTCTGAAAAGTTTGTACTAGTGTGTCTTCGGAAGACATAAGAGCACGTTGTTCAACAGGACCCCAACGAAAATGACCAGCGATAGCACCAATGTTGGTACTAACCTGAGGAACAACTGTAGTAAGATC